CCGAGGGCATCGAGCTGCGCGACCGTCTGGGTACCGACCAGACGGAAGACATCGACGGGGTTTTTCCAGCCGAGGCCACTGACCAAGCTGTCGACGTAGGCCTTGGAGGTCGCGGAGGTCGAGAGGGAAGGGACGTTCGGAAGACCCGTGAGTTCGCCGCCACCGCTGACGTCGATGTCACCACCGGAGGTGATGGTCAGGTCACCGAGTTCGGCGCCGGTCTGCGCGTAGCCGAGGGCATCCCCCGCGGCGGTCGCAGCGCCGAGGCCGGTGACCTTGGTGCTGTTCATGACGATGCCGACGCCACCACTCCCCGCGACGGGGATGGTAAGCCTGGCGATCGTCATGTAGTCGGTAGTGGCGACTTCCTCGGAGAAGCCCTCCGTCTGGTCCATGAATAGGGGTTTGCGCTCAGCAGCCATTTACAGTCTCCTCATCAGGGTTGGTGTTGAGCTGTACCCCTTGGGCCTTAGCTCTGGTTTTCTCCACGCAGATCGCGCAGGGTACGTGTGTCAGTATCGATGGTCATTTGAGACGCGTCCATCCCATACTTGGTGCCAAGAGCTGTCACGAACTCTTGGTACTCGATCTTCTTGGCGTCGATCGCGACGCGGAGGGCGTTTTTGTTGTCGCGCTTCACGGTCTGTGCCGCGTGGTGTGCCGTGACTACTTCACGGATGTTCTTCTCCGCTGCCTCGATCTCGAGGTCGAGGATGCGAACACCCTGAAGTGAGTTGCGGATTTCTGCGTCGAGAGCAGAGAACTGCGCGGCCTCGAGAGGTGTGACTTTGACGACGGTGTCGACAGGGAATTGCGCGGCCTCATGCTCTTCTGCGTGAGGCTTGCACAGAGGGCCCTTTACGGCTTTGCGCCGACACTTCGGTACGCTACAACGCGTGTACGTCGTTCGTTCCTTCGTCGCTTTCTTGGTCTTCGCTTTTGCCATGGTATTCGCCCTTCCGTTCATGGGGTTAAGGAAGGGCCCAGTGTACTAGCAGGGGAATTATAGGCGAAACCCCATTCGGCCAGCGACGGTCAGATAAACCTAGGGAATGAGCTTTGTGTACCTGAGGCTGGGGAGCAGAAACAAGGTGCTCGAGTCCATAGCGTAGCCGATGGGTTGCACCATTGCGTAGGTTGCTGTAGGTAGCGGCGGGGTAGTGGTGGGGCGTCCGTCATCGCCCGCGAAACACGGGCGCCCAGCGGTCAGGCCCGCAAGAGGGACAAGTCCAAGTGTCTGCACGCGGCAAAGAATGGGGCTGTCTTTGTCGATGATGATTCCCGTAGCAGGCATCTTTGTGTAGTCATGGACATCCACGACCTCGACCGGGCGGATGCCGCCTACAGGGTCTCCTGTGACGCGTACCAGGTCATCGACTGCGGCTGCCGCGTCACACGATGCGACGAACGTCTGGGAAAGACCGGCGAGGGCTGGAACGCCGCTGGTGACGAAGTCGTCGTTCCAGTGTCCAGGGTCGTTCCCCCAGATGATGCGCTTGACCTGAGAGAGGAGCAGTTCTTGAAGCTGCTCTTGGGTGAGGGAGCTGTCCGCGTCGAGAATCGCCAGGGCGGACTTCTGGTCATCGAGGACATCGGCACGCCGAACCTCACGATAACGGACCAGATCTCGCTTGCCGGGCGGCGGCGCCATACACCCCGTCTCTCTGCGCTAGAACTCCAGCGCCCTCGGTGTGAATGACACTAGCGTCGACGGCTGCGCTTTGTCGGTTTCTTCGACTCGGGCTCGGGCTCGGGCGTGGGTTCCGGTTCAGGCTCCGGCTCGGGCTCCGGCTCGGGCTCCGGCTCGGGCTCGACGGCCTTCGGCTCGGGCTCGATGGCCTTCGGCTCGGGCTCGATGGCCTTCGGCTCGGGCTCGACGGCTTTCGGCGCGGGCGGCGCGGGCGGCGCGGGCGGCGCGGGCGGCGCGGGCGGCGCGGGCTCGACGGCCTTCGGCGCGGGCGGCGCGGGCGGCGGCTTGACCACGGTCTTCGCTGCGGCAGGCCCGACTGTGACCCAGCCGGCCTCACGCACACGGATGAGGTGCGGATGTTCCGCGGCCTCCCCGGGGCATTCACGCGTGCTCCCCGCCGTGCCCTTCGGTTGAAGGACGACGGGGAGACCGCTGACATCCTGGACCCCAGAGAGGTCCAGGACGTTGGGGCGTTCGTTGTGTACGAGGATAGTACTCATGGCGTCTCCGACGTTACGGTTAAGCCATGACGACGGCCATGGCCGTCAAGAAGTGTACTACACCGGGAAGTCGATGCGGGTCATTGCCTTCGTGTTGCCGAAGCCGATGCCCGGAGCCGCGTACGACCAGAACTCGATGATGTCCGCTTCCTGCTTGATGTACAGGGTGGCGTCCTGCAGCAGGAAGAAGCAGCCGAGCCAGCCCTGCGGCGCGAAGATGTACGCGCTGCGACGGCCAGTGTCGTCGACGATCGACTTCTTGATCGTGGAGATGACCGGGATGCCCCAGAGCTTCTCCTCGTTCTCGATGCCCTGATCGTAGTGCCGCGACGCCACGTCGTTGCCGACGCTGGTGGCGGGCAGATCGAGAGCCTCGTAGTACAGGCTCTTGGTCATCAGGATCTTGCCGATGGGCTGGAGCCGATCGACCTGACCCTGGAAGCCCTTCTTGAACGCGCTCGAGGAGAACGCGCCGGCGGCGATGATTTGGGTCGGATTGAGCGCGAGAATGGCGTTGACGGTCCCGAGGCCCTTGGCGTCCTCTTGGTCCGCCATGTCCTTCACCGAGTTGTCGCTCAAGATCTTGCGGATGTCGTTCTGGTACGTCATCAGCTCGAACTTGCTCTTGGTGAACCGCTGGCTCTCGGTCTTGCCGAAGTAGACCGCGAAGCGCTTGCCGCGGAACCAGGTGCGAGGCCCGGTACCGTGGAAAGGCACGAAGGTCGCCACGGAGTCGGGCTCCTTCTCGACGATCTTCTTCGGCTGGTCGGTGTTCTCGTCGCGATCGATCTCGTCGTCGCCCAACATGACGGGTTCCATGACCTCTCTCATGAAGGACTCTTGACGCATCTTTTGACGGATGAACGCCGTGGCCTCGTTCTCTGCTTCCTTGGTCCGCCCGTCCTCGAGCTTCCTGACGAAGTTCGAGTTGATCAGTTGGGCGGACACCTGCTGCGTCTGGGTCTTCATTGCGCTGGGCATGTGTCTCTCCTGGAAAGCTGGTGTCAGCCGTGTCGATTACGGGTGAAGGCTAGAGTTTCGCGGCAACTCCGCCACTGTAGTACACCACGATGGTGCCGTCGGTGGCCTGGTCGTCGCTGATGACTTCGCCGATGACCTGCTCTTTGGCCACGGCTACACCCCAGATGCCTGCGGTGAAGGACAGCAGCGCGCCGACGGGGTAGGCGCCTACGGCGAAGTTGGCGGGGTCGAGACGGAACATGGCGTTGCTGCGGAGGCAGACGGCCTTCTCGACAAACTGGCCGGAGAAGTCGTCAGTGCCTTCGACAACGACCCACACGGGGGTGCCGTCGGCGATGCTGGCGTCCGGACTGGTGGCGAGCTGTACTTCGCCGTCGGTGTTGACGTACACCACGTGCCCCGGAACGACAGTGTCGAGGGTCCCGCCCGTCTTGTGAACCGGGAAGGTTTCGTCGATCGCACCCTCTCGGGGCCATCCACGAAGAACATCGAAAAGTCCATTGAGTCGCATTTGTCTTTGCCTCCGTTATGGCCTTACGAATTGATCCAAGCTACGAAACGATCTTCGGCCTGGTCCGCGGCTTCTTTCACAGTTGTCGAAGCGCTGTTGTCATTCAGAGATGACGGGCCGCCCAGCGCTTCCAACTCGCCGGCCTGTTTCTCGAGCATCGAGGTTACCAGCTCGACGACATCCTTGTCACTGTTGGCGAGTTTGGCCCGGATCGAATCCGGCATTTCTTCGCCGGTGGCATCAGCGTACTTGGACGCGAGTTCGTCGACGCGCTCTTGGCGGATTGCTTGCGCGGACGATACCTTCTCTGCCTCGATTGCATCGAGGTGGTCGGCGGCGGCGTCGAGTACGTTGGCCACTTTTTCGAGGTTCAGCATTACGCGGCTCCGAGCTTGCGCCGCAAGATGTCGAGTCCGGTAGCGGCGGTGACGATTTGGGCACACTTCTTACGTGTGGCCTCTTTGCGGAGGGTGCTCTCTTGCCGCATCAACTCGGCGAGCTTGCGAAGGGCCTCACTCATCGCTGTTCTCCCAAGAACATGTCCAGGTCATTATAGGTGACTTGGACCGGAACAGCACGTAGGTCTTCCGCAACCTTGTGCAGAAGTTCACCGACCTCGGTCTCGTAGGCAGGGACGGGGGCGCGGACGGCGGCCACCTCAGCGAGCTTGATCTGCTCTCCATGCTCGATTTCGGCGAGGATTTCGTCGGAAACCGCGGCGATGTTCTTTGGGGTTCTCATGCGTTTCCCAGCGCGTCAGGAGGGACGAGTCCGCGCTCATTGGCGATGTGCAAGAGTTTCTTGATGACGAGAGGCGTCGCGACACCGGTAGCCATGCCGGCACCGAACGCGGTATCGCGAGCGCGTTTCTTGTCTTTCTCAGCCAAGTGCTTTGCGAGGAGAGCGGCTGGGATGCCTGCACCGAGCACAGAACCGGCGCCAATCAAGCCGCCAGTGAGAGGGGTAAGAGCAGCTACTTTCTCTTCCGCCTCTTTGAGTAGCTCTGCGTGCAGAGCTATGTTGCGGGGTGCGAACATCGAAGCGACTACCTGCGCAGCTCCGTGATGAGCTGGGCGGTGTCCTCGAACCCCTGGACGAAGGAGGCGTTCGCGAACTTGTAGATGGATTCGACGGCGCCGTTGTAGCCCTGTGTGTACGAGGCTTCGGCGAGCTTCTCCATCTGGCCCATCGTGGTGGCGTAGCCGAGTTCCGCGGCTTCCTTGACGAGGCCGGGGTTCTCGGACGCGAACTTCTCGAAGGAACCGTCATCGGAAGCCGACGCGGTCTTGGTGGGCATTCCCGCGGCGACTCTGTCGACGGCGTCAGTGTGCTGAGCGACGCGGGCGAGGAAGCCGTCAGCGACCGCACTTCCGTAGAGGTGCGCTTCCTTGACGAGGGCCTCGTGTTCGGCACTGACGATCTGCGACGCGGTTTTCATCAGGTCTCCTACGGGGGAACCCGCGGAAGCCTGCTTTTCCGTTGGGGTGGGATTGGCAGTCGCTTCCTTGAGGGCCTGCTTCAGCTTCTCGCCGGTGGTCGACGGCGCTTCCGCAGTTTTGTTTGGATTGCCCGGAGTCGATGAAGCACTCGCGGTCTTTTCCACTTCGGTTCCCTTGATGCTGGCCAGAACGCTCGAGAGCTTCATTGCCGTTTCTCCACTTCGGGGGCGACCCGTCCTTGCCCAGAAATCATAGGCCGCGTAGTTGAAAAAACCAAACTGTGTTCAACCAGTTCAGCTTCGCCGAGGGTGCTTGTCTTGTCAACATATAGCAAGGTCTCCGAGGGCCTGGGCGACCTGCTCACTATCCAATTCGAGGCCACGTACACTGTCTATGGTGGCGGTTTTTTGAAGGGCTCCCAGCAACGCAGCCCCCTGTTTGGCGGTACCAGACGGGGTATTGCGGGCATAGGCCTCGATGAAATTGACGACCACAGGAGTGATACTATCAGTCCCCAGCTTGGTTGGGGGCGCGAACTCCGTTTGGTAAGGAATTGAGATTCCTTCGTTGGTCATCACATTCTTCTGGGGGCCCTTCATTGCCTTGTAGCCGAGGTACCCTGCGCCGGCGGTTAGAGGGAGTGCCAACGGGCGCAAAGAGGGTACCGCCGAGAGCAGTTTGTAGCCTCCAAGAAGGAGGGCTCCGCCGCCCAGTACATTGCCAATGTTTTGCTTCGTCCGTGTGTCCTGCATGTCCAGAGCGGCCCCGCGTGTTGTCCGGTAAGTGCTCCCGGAACGGGGGTCTGTGTAGGATAGGACGTCGGTGTTTGGTTGGGCGTCCGAGCGAAGTCCGGTGCCTTCCGGAAGCAGGCGGCGGTACAGCATATCGCCCACGGCTGCTCGTTTCTCTTGGAAGGGGGCCAGTAGCGTCAGTAGGTCTTCGCCAATTTTCTCCCGTGTACCGTCCAACGCCCCTGATGAAATGATCTCGTCGCAGAGCGCCGGGGACGCTTCGAAAAGGGTGAAGACGGTGGGGAGGAGTGCTGCCGTTTTTCGTGCGAGTTCACGCGGTATATGTAACGCGTTCCCCGTCATCTTGGCACCGATGAACTCGATGAACTCCGCGTCTTTGAACATCATGCCGAGTGATGCTAGCGCGGCGAAGACCTGCGCAGCGGAGTGCTTGCGTAGTTCTTCCATCGGGAGGTCCGGCGTTTCAGCGAGATTGGGCGCCGTGTAGTCGCGGAAGTTTTTGATGAGCAGTTGCTCTTTTGGCGACAGGTTGCTCGAAGAGGCGACAGGTTCTCCGCGGATGACTTTGTCGATATCGGAGATCTTGCGGATTGCCGCGCTCTTCCGTTCGATGGCATCGGCTACGTCACCGAGTTCCGCGCTTGAGCGGATCTCGTAGGCCATGGCGACCTTCTTCAGGGTGTATCCCGTTTTGTCCGCAGGACGGAACACACGGCTGATGTCGAAGAAGTTCGGAGATGGGTTGTGGACGTAGTTCTTGGTTCCGTCGGCGTTCACGTGGTTCATCATGAACTTCACGTGGTCGCAGTACTGTGCCCGCGTTGGTGCCTCGTTTCCGCACCGAGAGCATACGTCCTTCTTGATGCGACATCCCATCGAGACAGGCGGGAAATCCCCGTCATTGACGCGCTGAACCCACTCAGGGTCTTTGTCGTTGTCGATGACGATGAGTAGCTCCACCCGGTGCATTTTGCCGTTCCAGAACGCTTTCTTCACTTGCCCCGAGGCTTTCTTCGGGTCGCGATTCTGGTGGTGTTTGAACGCGTGGGCGGGATTTGTCTCGAAGGATTGGTAGTGCTTGGTCAGTTCTTCGCCCGGGGCGACAAACCAACGACGACTATTGGTACCTGCTGTTTTGTGGCGAGCAGGAACAGGGCGCTCGGGGAAACCGTCTCCGTTGCGGTTGGGGCCGTACGCTTCCTCGGACCCAAGCGCCAGGAGGAGAAGGTGCGTTTTGCCGGGTTCCGGGGTGACGTTCTTGATGTAGTCGAGTGCGTCGGATGCGGTCTTGGTGATGTGTGATAGATCCTGCCTGCCTCGACCAGGCCCCCAGAGCAAAACGGGTTGAACCGTCTGCTCTCCGGTGGGGAAGTAGTCGTCGAGGAGGAGGATCTTACGCATCAGAAGAGTTCCCGCAGTAAACTCGCGCCGTGGCTCCGGTTGAGGAAAAGACACTCGATCGTGTCGTCGCGCTCGACTCCCGCGAGCTTGGTCACTTGCTGCTCGAGGACGTCGTCAAGTAATACCACAGCCGCGAGTTTCCGGAGAACCACGTCGCTGCTGGTTTTGAACCCCGGGTAGTCTTCGAATCCTTCGTCCCCGATCGGGAGTCCACGAAGACTGGCCAGTTCATTCACATCTAGGCCGGGCCGAGCCATCGATTGTTCATAGGCTTGGGGAGCCTCGGGAAGCGCAGGACTTGCTCCGCGGGGCTTCAGTGCACCACTGATTGCTTGCCCGACTCCCTGCATTCCGCCAACGCCGAGCGCTGTGAGGAGCGCCTGGTTGCGAGCATGGTCGATGGTCTTCTCGGTCTGCTCCCGGGCGTCGCGGGCGAGCATGTGCCCGACACCGAGGGCGGGCACACCTAAGCCGGCGCCCCAACCTAAGCCTTTGCCCGCGGCGCTCAACATCGGCCCCATTGGCCCGACTCCGAGAGCCTCTTTGAACATCCCAAAGGTGGCGAAGTCCGCCTGTGCTGTGGCTTGTTCTAGGGCCGCGTGTTTCTCCCCCAGAGGAGCGGAGGACAGGCGTTCTTGAAGCACCCGGGATGTCTCGAGACTCTGTACGAATGAGAGGCTCATGGTTAGCTCGCGTTTCGAATCGCCGCCGCGATTCCAGCGGCGGATTCGGGGTTCGCTCTGGTCGCTCTCAGTCCTGCTCCAGCAGCGCCGCCGATGAGTCCAAGGCCGCCGCCCAGGAGGGCGGGCGCGATGTAGTCAGAGGGTGCGTTCTGTTCGTGGGACAGAATCTTTGGAAGTACCGCGAGCCCCGCACCCCCCACAGCAGAGGGTAGCCCAGAGCGAAGAAGGGCGCGCAGGACTTCACCTGACGGTGACGCCGCGGTTTTCTCTCCAGCGCACGTGAGAGCTTCCAGCGCGTCGATACCCGCCGCAATCTTTTGGGTCTCGCGCCGGCGAAAGTAGGCCTTTGCTCCGATGACGGCAACAGCCTCTTTGAGGGTCACTTCGTCGCAGCCCAACATCGCGCCGGCGATCTTGTGGAGTCCGACGCGACGAAGGGTGTCTCGGAGGTGCGCGGGGTACAGTTTCTCAGCATCCATGACTACCTCTTATCGTCTTTGCCGGTGATTGCGCGTTCGGAATCGGCAAGCAGTTTGATGGTCATGTAGTCAGGTCCGACGCCGGACATGACCGCTTGACGAAGAAACGAACGAACCGCGTTTTTGTCGGTGGAGAGTACCGGAGCAAAGCGCTCCATCGTGTGGTAGGCCTCCATCAACATCTTGTCATCAGCTTCTTGGATGATGAGGTCTTCACGGCGGAGTTGATCGAGGATTGCTTTGCGCGCTGAAGCATTGCCGGCGTTGCCCGCAGCGGCTACAGCCTTTGATGCCATATCCTTGAGTAGTTCGGCGCCGGAGAGGCCGATGCCCTTGCCGAGGCTCATGATGGTGGACTGCCCCAACATCCGCAGCGGGTCCTTTTTCTCCCCGAACTCACGTCCACTGAGACGTCGTTCGATACGGGTGCCGAGGGCTTTGCCGGGCGCCTCGATGACGGGCAGGCCGCCGGCAGCCATCATGGGTCCCATGATGTTTCCGGCCATTTGACCGGAGGAGCCTCCTCCAGAGAAGTTATCTGGCTTACCAACCATGCCAGTTGCGCCCTGCATGAAATCGGTCCAGCCCGCATGTTTGAAATGGGTCGCGACTGCCGGATCAAGTTGCTCGAGCGCCGCTTGGTCAAGACCTTGTCGTGAGTTGCGATAGGTTTTCCCCATCCCCTTCACTTGGGACGGAAGTGATAGGCCGTAGCCGATTCCCATCGGGAGTGCGACGCCGATTCCAGCGTGCTTCTCGAGGTAGCGACGTGCCCCGTGCTGAGCGACGGCTGCTGCGATGTCGGCTAGGCGCATTGGGACCTGATCCACTCGAGCCCTCGCTGAACCTTTTGCGACTCGTGTGCGAGTTTGGTGAGTGCCTCGAACATTTGCAGTTCGGGACTGTCGTCACTGATGTGATGATCGGCGAAGGCTGCGGTTTTTTCGAGAGGGATGTTCAGGTTGAGTTCCGGGAGTCCTTGAGACCCTCGGAGTGCATTTAGGATGCTCGCTCCGACACTATCGCGGGTTTCCGCGAAGGCGTCTTTCTCGAATTCCGCGAAGGGCAGTTCGACGTGGGCGCGTTTGAAGCGCATCACGAGGTCGTTGAACTTTTCCTCGAAGGACCACTCGTGCTGGAGGTACTGGTCTTCCAGGATTCCCGCGAGCTTCCGTAGGCGCTGCGACCGGAGGGCTGCCTCCTTCTCCTCCTTCTTTTCCTGCAGCTTCTGCACGTTCTCGGCGGCGTCTTCTGCCTCGCCCGCTTCTTCGACGGCAGCCGCTGCTGCGTCTTCTTCTGCTTCTTCTCCGCCCTCTGCCTGAAGGGCTGCCATCTCGTCGGGGAGTTCGTTTTCGTCGGCGGCGTCCTCGACAGGGCCTTCGCCGTCTTCGTCGTTCCCGTGGTCATGCGGCCCACTGACGTGGACACCTGCTTCGTCGATGACGATACGGATGACCTGGCGCGAATCGATCGGGTCGAATTCGTGCATGAGGTCTTCTTCGCCGGCCTCTTTGCGCCGGTCCATCATCCGCAGGAACGTCTGCGTGTTTGCGGATTGGACGAGGCGCTCGATTTGGTCGGGGTTGAGTTGAGAGCTGGCCGCGACCTTGGCTGCCGCGTCGGCAAGCTTCGTATCACCGTCGAGAAACTGGTCCACTATGCGAGCAGCCAGTTTGTCGAAGTCACGTTCACTCAGTACAGGCATGGGCGCTCCTAGTGGAGGATTTTTTCTTCGGCGTCAGTCTCGGTGACCGGAGTGGTCATCTCACGGTACCGCAATTTTAGCAGGAACGCCTGGGCATCGGGGGCAGACGTTTGACCCACGATTTGCGCGGCCTTCAACGCGGCATTGCTGTGGGCGAGCGCGGCCTGCGCCTCCTTGCTGGTGGCGCTGTGGCCACGTCCCGCAAGGCTGCGAAGATAGAGGTCAGTCATTGCGCGCTGCTTCACGCGATCGGGATCTACGACGTAGTCATTCCGTCCAAAGACCCAACAGAGTTTTTCGAGGCCGCTCTGTACGGCGTCACGCAGTAGTTGGGTGCCGTAGGCGGACCCTTTCCGGTCTTTTTCGAACTCTTGGACCCAGGACAGCAAGTCCAGCTCGTCACGGAAGATGTCGACGTTGAAGAAGAGGTGAGAGTAGACCCGGGTGACTTCGGGAGGTATGCGGAGCCACCGTTCGATGTCGTCTTCGGTCGCACGGGCCAAAAGCCATGCTTGGAAAATCTCGCGTTCGAAAGGCACGGTGAAGATCTCGAGCGCCCATTCGATGTTGGGGTCACCAACCGGTTGTGAATGCAGCGCGTTCCAGAGACCACGTTCGTAGACGTGCTCGGGGGGCTCGGTTGCTTCGACAACCGCGCGATAGCACTGGTCTGGGTTACGAACCCGCACGTTCTAGGGGTCCTCGGATCGTGTGGGCGCTCTGGCTGAGCTTCAGGACCAGGTCGCCGAGGTTTTTGAAGGTTGTACGAAGACTGTCTTCCAGGTCCGCAAAAGCCGCGTCACCGACGTCAGTTTTCAGGGCGGGCTCTTGCATCCACAAAGAGAGAATGACGCGGCCCAGGTTGTCGAGAGCCTTCTCGAGGTTGGGAACGTACTGGGCGACCAGTTCCTTGATGGCGGGACTCTGGGCAAGGCTCGAGACGGCAGCGGCGTCGAAGATGTCGTCGCTCTGGAGTTGGCCCGCTTGCTCGAGGAACTGGGGGTTGATCTCCTCTGCCAGCGAACGCTCGTTGGGACCGTCTTGGCCCATCATCGCCATCGGCGGCATCTGCTCTTCTTGCCCCATCGCGTTGGGGTCCTGACCCATCATCGACGGGTCCTGACCCATCATCGACGGGTCCTGTCCCATCATCGACGGGTCCATGGGCGCGTTCGGGTCCTGTGCCATCATGGCCGGGTCTTGGCCCGCCATGGAGGGGTCCATCATCGACGGGTCCATCATCGACGGGTCTTGTCCCATCATACCCGGGTCGCCCATCATGCCAGGGTCCTGTGGTAGCGCGCCGCCCGGGGCCGGAGGAGCGAAGGGACCTTGGTCGGGTCCCATGGGCATCGGTTCGCCGGTTGCGAGGTTCTGGGAGGGCGGAGGAGCCCCCATAGCCTCGGTTTGTACCGTGGGCGGGACTGGGGCGCCGGTCGCGATCTCCTGGGTGCGGGCCGTCAGCGCGGCGAGCATCTGGCTCTTCTCTTGGAGCTTCTGCATTTCCTGGTCGATCTGCTGCTGCATTTCCATCGCGGCCAGATCAGTGGGGGACGGCGGGGGAGGCTCCATCTCCTCGGGCGGCATCTCCTCGGGCGGCATCTCCTCGGGCGGCATCTCCTCAGGCGGAGGAGCCTCCGCTGCCGGGTCCTGAGCAAGCTTCTGGAGTCGTTGTTGGGCGTGGGCGAGCATTTCGCCGGAGGCGACCCAGACCGAGACAGAACGGTCCTCCGCGGCTTTGGTGAGCAGTTCCTCTGCCACCTCGACGGGGAGCACGTAGCCCCCTGCCAGCTTCTTGAGCGCAGGCACGTAGTCGAGAGCGCGAGCACCGTTGATGGAGAACTGCCCGGCAGAGGCGTCCTTCACGGTGACCTTCTTGGCGCCGACGGCAGACAGGGACGACGAGGCACAGCCGGCCAGGTCGAGAGCGCAACGGAAGAAGTCGTTCGCGTTGAGCTTTTCCTTCAGCGGGATCCACATGTACGTGGGGGGCAGATAGATGATGCTGGCGCCCTTGGGCATCCAGATGTCGCCGTAGGGGTGCTTCTTCTGCGTGACGATTTCGCGGGGTTCGCCCCAGCCGTGGACGCGGGTTGCCTTGAGGCGCCGGGCCCCTTCGGAGTCTGTGGTGATGCTCTTGATCTCGAGCGGCTCCGTGGCCTCGATGTGTCCACCGTGCTGCCGGACGAAGAAGCCCTTCCCGACCTTCGGGGTGCCCTGGCTACCCTTGAAGAGATGCCGGTGGAGCGCGCCGCCGGACAGTTCGTCGACGACGGATGTTTCTCCGACGAGCTTGTCGGTCTGGATGTAGTCGCCGTTCGCGAACACAGCGAGGTAGTGCATCTTCGCGTCGTAATCGTAGATGCCCGGGAAGCGTTGGGTGCCGCGTCCGTTGTAGACGCCGTCGTAGTCGTGCCCCGCGCCATGCCCGTGCGCCACTGGCTTCTTGTCGTACTTCTTCGTCTTGTTGTCGATCAGGTCGACGGGGTATGGAATGACGAGGGCCGCCTTCTCTTCCTGCTGGTTGTTGTAGAGGGTGTAGACGCCCGGCTGATTCGGTTCCGTCCAGTGTTGGTAGGGCTGTTCACGGACGGCGTGATTGCGCTTCTTGCGGGTGTCCTTGGCGGCGAAGCCTTTGACCTTGACGCCCGCGTAGGCTTCCGGGGCCTTCTCGCCGAAGACCTTCTTGAACTGCGTGGGAGTTGTGTCCTTGTCGGCGATCCAAAGACCGCCGCCTGTCAGTCCCGTGGCTGACGCGACCTTCTCGATGTTGAGACGCAGGGCTCCGGTGAGCGCCTGTACGCCGTACACCTGTGCGGCTTGCTTGAGGATGCGTGGGTTCTTGTCCAGCACGCGGGTGAAGGCGGTCTTCACGAAGTTCGGTGCGTTGGTGAGGAACTCGATCAGAACGCGTCGCGGCTCAGAGGCGACTTTTTCAAGTGTTTCTGCGTTGATGACGCGTGCCACGTCGGCAAGGATGAAAGGCTCCCAGGCGGCGTAGGAGAAGCGCCCTGTGATCGGCGGCACCACGACGTTGCGGATATCGACGTCGGTGTAGAGGGACTGTGGCGTCTTGATACCTTTTCCGAGGGAGCCCAGTTCTGTTTTGTCCATCTCCTCAAGCCACTGCTTACTGAGTGGCAGGAAGATGTTGAGCCCCTTGTGGTAGATCAGCTCGAGCGGCTTCAGGTTGTTGTCGCTCATGACGACAGGGATGTAGAGCGGTTGCTCTCCGCGCATGAGGACGAACGCACCGATGCCCGTTCCTTGGTCTAGATCGACATCGAGCACCTTGAACGTGACGACGTCTTCGACGATGTCGGGAAGCTTGGCGAGAAGGACGTTATAGGCCATCTCGCTGAAGCCCTTTTCGAACATCGCGGTTGCTTGATCAACCCCCGCGCCGGAGGCCATCTGCATCTGTTGCGTGCGAGGGCTCATGCTGGGCATAAGATGTCCTTACGTGGAAGGCGTCGTAACGACCTTCGGGATAGCCGCCTGTGCTGTTGCTGAGGGCGCCTTTAGTTTGGCGCGGTGTTGATCCCGTAGCCCCTGAATGGTAGGTGCCCGGATACCCCGAGGGGCACCGGGCAATACCGGGGCGGCGAGTGCGACGTTGGCGTGTTTCGACGAGAGGGCCGTCTCAATAAGACGTACGCCAGCAAGTCTGATGTGGCGAGCGAGCATCGAGACGGCCTCCCTTCATGGACTGGAACCTACGCCTTGACGGAGGCGGTGATGCGACGGAGATGGGCGGCGAGAGACGCTTCCTTCTTGTCGTCCTCGTCGTCCTTGTCGTCGTCCTTCTTGCCTTCGTCGTCGTCCTTCTTGCCTTCGTCGTCGTCCTTCTTGTCGCCATTCTTCTTGGCGTCGATCTTCGCTTGGATGAACGCGGGCATCTCGCCGGACGTCTTGTCGGCGGCTTCCTTCTGGAGGCCGTTGAGGTAGTGGGCCTTCTCTTCCATCGTCATGCCCATGCAGGCACGGACGTGAGCGACCTTCTGCTCCTCGGTCAGAGCGCCCGGGAGGTAGGTGTGCACCTCGGCGGCGGTCTTCTTGAAGAGGGTGATGAACGGGTCGGCGCCGGCGGCCTTCTGCGAGTGCTGAATGACCGAGTTGCTTCCGGTCGGGGACTCGCCGGGCTTCATCGGCTGGGGAATCTCCTTGCCGATGACGGCGGGGCCGCTGACGTGAGCCATCATCTGACCGAGCGCGCCTTGCTGCGGGAGAACGGCGTAGGTCTGAGGACGCAGGGCGGCGTCCATCTTGCCCTCGCCGGTGGTCGGTGTGGTGTTGCCCTTGTCGCCACCGATGATCGTTGAGCCCTCGGCGAGCTTGGAGATCATCGACTGGAGCGACGCGGTACGCGACTGCTCGACGACGGAGTTGTCGCCCGGCGGCGAGACCGAAGGTGCGTTGGGCTGGGGCTCTTCGGCACCGACTGCGCCGGGGCGCGTGTCGATTTCGGTGTAGCCCTGGGAATCCTCGGCGTAGCCCGAAGGACGCGCGGAGGCATCCATCTTGCCCTCGCCGGTGGTGGGCTCGGTGTTGCCCTTGTCGCCGCCTTCGATGGTCGAGCCCTCGGCAGCCTTCTCCATCAGGTGAATGGCGTGCGCGTGCGCGAGCTGATCGAGGTCATCGACGGAGCCGAGTTTCTGGAACGCGGCGGCTTTGAACCCGGGTTGACCTCGGTACCAGTTGGAGGCGTCGATGACCGCGTCCGCAATCGCGGCGGTCTTGTCAACGGGGACCGCTTCACCATTGAGCGGGTCCAGGTCGACGCGCTCGGCGATGTAGTCGGCAACTTTGCAGGCGTCGTCCACACTGGGGAACGCAACATGCCCACCCTGGATCAGTGCGTTCTGAACGCCTCGAACATATGCATGCTTGAACATGTCGTGTCTCCTCAAGAGCGGCGGAAGTTCGGCAGAGGAATGATAGGCCAACTCCCTGGGTTATTCAAATCAACTTAAAGGGTTGGTCGGGCGTTGGGTGCAACAGGCGCTGAAGGCAACGTCGCAGGGGTCGGGGTCGCGGACGGTACCTGAGGGGCCATCTGGGGTTGTTCGGCGGCGGGTGTTGTACGCTGTATGGTACCTGCGCTTAATTCAGCGAATTTCCGCGCGTCGACGTGAAAATGAGCGAGGGCGGCTGCGTAACCATTACTATACGCTGTCCGGATCATCAAACACCTCTAGAATAGGGACTCACGGGCGGCGGATATCCGTCCGGCGCTGATTCAGCGGGTTGAGGGATTTGACGCGGGGGCGCGGGAGGGAGCGCCGGGGGTTGAGGCTTTCCGCTAAATATACGCCCCACACCCTTTCCTACGTGATGTCCCAGGCTCCCGAGTATCGGAGCACCAATCAGACCTCCGGCCAGGCCTCCATACATGAGGCCCGCTGCGGAGCCAAGGGCCCCCAGGGTGTTGGAGACGCGGCTCTCATTCGGGTCGCCTGCTTTGCCGCGGGCGGCTTGGACGGCACCGATCGCAGGGAGAGCACCCAGCCCCCGGAAGATCCACGATTTGGCTCGGGAGCCAGGGATCGTCGGCCAGAAAACATTCGAGGGGTGTAGAATGCCGCCTGGACGACCTCCCTCCGAACTTTGGAAGACCCGGCGCAGGCCACCTTGTCGCGCCTGTCGAACAACCGTCGGGAGTTCACCGACAAGTGCCATACGACCAAATGACAGCGCGCTGCTCAAGGGGCCGGCTTCTTTGATGTTGTACTTCTCGAGAGCGTCTTGAATTCCACGCTGATGAGCTTCGCGAAGCATTAGTACCGCCCCCCTTCCCCTTGTCCAAAGGTGGTTCCTGCCGCGTAGGCGGGGATGGGGCTCGTTCCGCGCAGATCGCTCACATCACCTCGGTGGGCTCCGGTGAGAAGCGATTCTTTGAGGTAGCGGTGAGCAAGACGCGACATCCAGTCAGGGTTGAGCAAAGGGGTTCGGGATGCTGCACGAACCACAGGCACCATTTGGGGGGCTGTGGTTGCGATGTTCACAGAGACGATGTTACGCGCTTTCAGCGTATCGCGCATCGAAGGAGTGATACGTGTTCCCGCCGTAAAGTGGAGGACATTTCCGGCGAGGGTTTCGCCGATGGCGTCGTTGATCGAGACGTGCTTCCGCTGGTTCGACATCGCAGCGTTGAACCGGTTGTAGTCGACGATGTCCCCTTTGATGAACCCGTGATCGTCGTCTTCGCCTGTGTCGGTGATTTCGACGTGGTTCATGACGGAACGCGCCAGGGTTTCCAGGTGCCGGCGGTCGACACCCCCCGCCTCCCGTTGGTAGATGCCGTGTAGCATATCTACCAGATGGGCACGCCCCTGTCCGAGTCCCTTGAGACGAACAACCTCATCTGGCTTCGGGATGCCGTCTGTCAACGCGTCTCCTGCTTCTACCTTCCCTCCGACACGTGCAGTGATGCGCAGGTCAGGACTGGCGTAGAGCTTGTCGCCACCGGTATGGATGTAGTGGCCCCCTTGAGGCGCTTTTTCTATGCGCGTGATGTCTCCGTCCTTTTCGGCGAGAACAGCACGGTGTAGAAACGAGCGCGGCATCTCTAGCATTTGACGGACGCCTTGGACGCCCCTCAGTTGCTTCTTCTCTTGTGTGTTTACGCGGCCCCCGTGTTTCGCGTCGAGAGCAAACTGCGTGAGGGGTTCTGCGAGCGCCTGCGCAGCGCGCATACCGACATTCGTTCCCACTGTGTGGGGTTTCCCGTTGGAGGAGAGGCCCTGGCATTTTTGGCAGACCCCACTCGAGGCTTGGCAAGTCATCGGAGACCGAACGATGATCATCGTGTTCTTCGAAAGCCTCTGCGCGACGGCAGGCGTAACGAGTGAGCCCGCGGGGTGTTGGCCGTGGGCTGTTGCCAAATACCGGTCAATGACAGAGGGGTCACTCGCTTTCAACGCAATGCCATTTTTGGTGCCGCAGTCAGGCATCGTAACGAGCTTGTCGCCCATGTTGTTGACGAGGATCTTCGCGAAGTCGCCTGCATCAGCAGGGGCGAGATACGTCTTGATCATGTTGACTCGAGCTTCGCTGCCCGCGACCCATGTATCAGACGCTTTGAGGCCTTCCGCGTAGTTCTTGCTGATGAACCACGGGACGATTTCGTCCTTATCGTCGCGAGCGAGGACTGGCCCACCGACGATTTTCATGAGCTGTCCGTGTGACCCACGCCCCCCAGAGACGACCTGCTGGTTCATTCTACCAGGGTGGGTCTTAGTGTAGTCCAGCATCGCGTTTTGAGCAGTCAGGAGGGCTTTCTCCTTGTCCGCACCTTTGGCGAGGCGGTACTTCGTCGCATGCGTCTTCATCAACGCTGTACGCTTTGGCTCGTTGGTCAGGTCATCGAGTCCGATGGACATTCCTTCGAGCGTGGCCACTTCATCTCCAAGCCGTTTTAGGTTGGTGACGGTAGCGGAGTACATACCCGGATTGTTTTTGGCGACGTCGGTCAATACGCTGTGAAGATTCTTCTTCGTGAGGGTGCCGCGTCCTCTGTATTGTACAGGGAGGGCATCGTCGACGAGGTATTGACCGAACGTGGGCACTCGTTAGCCTAGGCCCATAGAGGCGCGGCGCTTCTCTTCGTCTGATTTGCCGAAGAGTTTCTTGGCGCCATAGAGGCCGGCGGCACCGATGGCGAGGCCGGGGGCCAACGTCTTGAGGTTGCCGACGGCTTGTTGACGATGCATAGCTTTCCCGAGTTCGGGGCTGAAGCCTGCAGGGGGTTTCCACCCTTCGCCGGCAACTGCGGGATTGAATTTTCCGCCGAAGCCCCCTCGGACGTTTGCTGCAAGGGATTTGGCAGCCCCTAGTTGTCTGCCAAAAAAGCCCGCCGCGTACTTCTCGAGGCCGAAAGCAGCGAGAGCATCCACATAGCCTTGGTCATGTGCGTTTTTGAGCATTAGAAAGCTGCCCCTATCTGGGTGTTTTGGCCTAGGTCACTTACGCGACCGCCTGCGTCTCCGCCGGACAGGTCTGTGGGTGCCCCCCACATAGTGTCACGATCCAATGGGTCCTGTCGTGCATCACTGGAAGATGGGACAGGGTCAGGGAGCGCCTGCAGAATCTCGGTGAGTTTCTCGACAGGGGTATCTTCTGTGGGCGCTTCTTCTTCCGGTGGCGCGTTTTCATCCACAGGGGGAGGGCCTGGGGGCAGAAGTCCGCCGACCTCGTCGGCAGGTAGCGGCGGCAAACCTGGAGCTAGCTCAGCATTCTTGCGTGCCTCGGTGAGGAACGCATCCTTCACGCCGTGAAAGGTACCCGTGTCAGGCTTCGGGATCTTCAGGCGGCACTCTTTCGCTGCGCTTTTGAGGCCGAAGAGGGTCAGAGCGTCCGCGGCACCTTTGATGAAGGCCTCCTTGACTTTCTCGGGGAGGCGCTTTCCGTTGGGGGTTTCCTTTTCCCAGCGGGCGGCCATGTCTGGTTCATTGGCCCACATCCAACGGCGCTGTGCTTTGCTCTTCATCGGCATGATGGTCGAATTATAGGCGAAGTTACGCGGATCTACCGTCCAATCTCAACATTGTCTTTCAGAGAAATCTCACCACGGTGATATGCGGCCAATGCGTCTTGCTTCGTGGCGAAATGCTTCGCTTTCCCTCTGTTGCCCGTCATCGACGCTCTGTAGAGCCCGAGAACCGACTCCATTTCGGGGACGACATTGAGTTGTCCAGGGCTCTTGTCGCTGAAAATGAGGTTCGAGAGAGTCATCCTCTTGACGTCAGCTACACCTCCAGGCGTCACGGGTGCGTGGAGTTGGATCGCGTCCCCGTCGTAGTCCGCGTTCATTCCCTTCTCTGCGAAGGGGTTCAGCCGTACGGTTTTCCCTTCGACGATTTTCGGAAAGGCTCCAACGATGTTGAAGCGATGTAGGGACGGAGCCCGGTTGACCATGAGAGGACGTTCTTGTGCTTCGGTGAGCAGTTCGTTCCGCGCGAGCGGCTGCTTTTCATCGACCATCTTTTTGGCGTCAGTGGCGGCGTACCCCTTCCTCACGAGACGCCCGATGACGAACTTTCCGTACATCCCCCAGAGCATGTCTTCGGGAACACCGACTTCGTCCATGTTGAGCGTAGGGTCTGGTGCGATCGTTGCTCGTCCTGAGACGTCTTGCTGACGCTTCATTAGCTTGGACTGGAAGAACCCACTTCCCGGGCGTGTACCCGCGATGAGATTGAGGTAGCCCTTCGCTCCCCGTTTCTGGCTAGTAGGGCTCGTAGGAGCATGTGTACCGAAGACGGCCCCGATGGACTCGAAGAGATGGTTTCGCGGTTGTCTCAGTTCGTCTGCAGGGAGGATCCCTTTCACAGCCCCTAGCTGCTTGTTGGCTAGAAACGCATCGCGGTACAGCAGATTCGCGTCTCCGACTTGGAGTCGTCCGTCCTTGAGGGGGAGGACGGGGCGGATCACCGGAGGCGTAACGGGGATCTTGGTCAACACGTATGCATCGTGCGGCTTCAGATCTTGGGCCTTGAGTGCGTTGAGGTACTTGATCTGCTTGACCGCATCGTCGAGCTTTGTACCACGGAGCGTTTTGGTGCTGGTATGCAGGTCCATGAGCTTGGCGTCGACGTCGATCTTTTTCAGCTCGTTTTGGAAATGCGCGCCCCCGTGCTGTCCGTGTTGCTCCGTGAATTCTTTCTTCGTCATACCGAGCAGACGCCTGACCGGTTCAGCGAACACGGGATTGACGATGGGCTCGTGCAGATTGACGTGTGACCATTTTGTACCGTTCGTCCCTCCTGTCATGGCGGGGTCGAAGAGGCCGCCGTTCTCCGGTTTGAGGTCTTTGGCGCGTAGGAGTTTCTGAGGAGACCGCAACGCACCGGAAGACATCCGGGTGATGTCTCGATCCGTGAGAGGGCCTAGTGCGAGACGGTTCCCTTGTTTGTCGACTTTCACCCCGGCGCCCTGGAGGGCGGAAAGGAATTTGTTGTATGCGAACGATGTCTGTGGCGCGGGCGTCGGTAGACCGAGCTGGACGGAACGCCAGAACTCATCGTTGCGCTGCCCTTTGATTGACGCAGCTTCGCGTAGGACATTGCGTGCGTTGTGCGCGACGAGCCCATCGAATTCCATTTTGCCGAGAGCTTTGGCGCCGTCGGCACCGCCACGAGCAGGTTGTTGGTTGAAGTCGTACCGCTCCGCGCCGTGTGCCGCCCAGTTGGAATCGGTCGTCTTGAACAGCTTGAGGATGTAGCTCTTGCCGACGAAAACGTTTGGGATCTTCTTCCCCGTTTCTGGATCGAACACGGTCTCCTTATCTTTGAGCCCGTGCTTCTTGAGCTGCCTTTTAGCGAATTCCACGTTGTCGCTTGGGTGAAACTGGTCGAGGAGCATCGGTTTTCCGGTCTTGTCGGCAACCTTACCGAGCGCTGCTTCAACGATCTGTGCCGGGTTGATGCGGGAGACGACACCTGCTGACGTGAAAAGGAGGTCGATAGGCTTCCTGTCTTCTCCGTGGATCATCTGGTTGTCAGGCACGATCTTGGCGATGACACCCTTGTTGCCATAGCGCCCGCTGAGCTTATCGCCAATACCAAGACGCTCTTCGGTTTTCACCGTTACGGTGATGCGGCGAGGTGTTTTGACGACGTCCATCACGACGCCAGGGCGGTCGTGGTCCCAAACCTCAGTCTCCTCTACATAGGGCTTCACTAAGGACTTCGACAGCCGCCCCAGTAGGAGTGCGTTGCCTGTCGCTTTGGTTTCGCGTACGGCGACGATGAGAGGGTCGTGTGGCTGTACGGTTGCGCCCTGTTTGATGACGCCATCATCGTCGAGTTGGCTGTACTGTTGGGCGGAATACATGCTGCCGAAGTATGCGCGGTGTTTTTCTCTTTTGGCGACAAGGTCACCGTCGAGCTGCATGACGTACTTGTACATGTGCTCAGACGTCAGACGCTTGGCAGCACTCTCTGAGACGACGAGACCGTCGTTTGTGTTGAGACCTCGGTACGGCATGTAGGCGACGCTCAGGTTCGTGCCTAGCGCGAGCGTATCGTTCTTGGTGTAGTTCGAGTCGGCCAGGTGCTGTCCCGCACGCACCTTGTCTCCGGCCTTCACGCTGAGATCGTTGTGGAGGTACGACTTGGCGGCGAGAGGGAAGTTCTGGTCGTAGTGTAGACGCAGGAGTCCGTCTTCATTGGCGAGCTTGAGGAAGTCGGAGTAGAACTCGTCATCTTCTTCATAGGAACCGCGTTTGAACATCCCGTCGCCGTCATCATCAGCAGATCCACGTTTCGTCGTTGTCGGACGCAGGTAGATGTAGTCCTGGTCGATCTTTTCGATGGTGCCCGCGACGGGAGCCGTCGGCACAATCTTCGAGACCATCTGTTGTTCCATCGACTTCCGGGAGTCCCACGACCGTACTTGAATGAGCGGCGCTTCTCGGTTTACGAGGGAAAGCGCCTGGGATTGCTGCTTCGACGCCATGAGCGTACGGTTTCCCTGCATACCGTTGAGGAGGGGCAGCAGGTTTGTCGTGGGGCCGTATAGGTCGGATGCGTGGTCGACCTGGTGAGTCACTTTTCCGGCACCAATCTGCTCAACCTTTCCGTTACGCATCACGTCGACGATTTTGCCTTTACCGAGGTTCTCGCCCGGAAAAGCAACTACCGCGTTGGCGAGGTCCGTGGCTTTCATTGGGACCCGGCGTCCCGTTTTCACATCACGGAGCATCGCGTAGAGATTGCCCTGGTCATCACGCCGAGTAGTCATCGCTGCGCGGATGTCGATACCTGTTTTGAAGCTCTCCGGGCTCCGGACCGGGTCCATGATCGCGAAGTGAGTAGAGTGGACGTTCCGCGCTTCGAGCGGAATCGCACGGTCAGAAGAGATCGCTCCCTCACCCAACGCCGTGACGCGCACAGCGGAGTCCATCAGTTCCATAGGGTTGATCTGCATTGGGACTGCAGAGAGCGCGGACTTTGCTAGGAATGAATGCACCGAGCGCGTGAACGGGGCAGGCGGGAGCGCTTTGCGGACATTGCCTTTGTGTGCGTCGAGCTTCAATCCAAGTTTCGCCTTGATTCCGCGGGCGTCGAGATGGAGGCGCTCCTTGATGAAGTCGTCGACGGAGTGGAAAGTTTTGAATTCCAGCGAGTCACGGTCGTCGGTGTCTTCGGCCTGACGGTGAACATCGAGCAGCTTTGACGAAGCCGCCAGCATGGCGAGAGGTGACGCTTTGTCGTACGCAGTTCCCAACGTGCGCTGGGTGACCTCAGGGGACATTTGCGTTTTGTTGAGGTAATCGTGAACAGCTTTGACCCTATCTTCCGGCGTCTTGTGCACCTGTTGAGAGGGGTGGATGAAGCTCTTGTAGAACTTGTCTACGTGCCGTTCTGAGTCTTTGAACGCTGAGCGGTTTGTCTCTGCTACCGTCGACCCCCAGTTTTTGGCGATGTCCTGGTGTGGTACACCGAGCGCACGGAGGACAGGATACAAGGGGATGCGAGAGGCGTTGCTCGTGGGCTGTGCGAAGAGGTGGCCTTTGGCCGGATCCATAAGGACGCGGAAGTTGGAACCTTTGGAAAGGTTGAAAGAGGCTTCGAGTTCCTCGTTACCGCGGCGCCGGGTGTAGACACCTGGTTTTGTGCGGATCTGATTCGAGACACTGTACTCGGTGCCATCGACAATGAAGGTGTGGCGAGGGGTGAAGTAGGGCAGGCGCATGAGGGTGAAGTTCTTTGCTTCGTTGACAACCTTTCCCTGGTTGTCCTTGACGACGAGGTCCCCTCGGACGCGCTCCGATAGTGTGGTACCGGAGAGCAACGCGTTCTTTTGTTCACGGGAGGAGTACTCCATTTCCTCTACCCGCGGGTTGTTGATGGTGACGGAGAAGTTCTTGGTTTGAAGCGGGAAGGACTCAGACAACCCCTCGAGCGTTTTGCGCCGGATGTTCTCTCGTCGCGTGAGTGAATCCATCAATACGGGCGACAGGTTTTTGTCTCTGGGCATTGAGTCTCTCTAAGCTGAAGGCGTTTCTTTGGTACAAGAAGACGCTGAAGAGATCTAGTTTTCTCGTCTTCGTCGTTCCTCGTTCTCGTCGTCCTTTTCTTTTGGCGGAGGCTTGTACGTGAGGTAGTTGACGATGACGACGCAGTCACCTTCTTTCGTGAAGTGACGGTCTTCGAACCGCAAGATCGCGTTTCCGTTGAGGATCGTGTTCAGCGTCGCCTCGTACGCCTTCGCGTCGGACGGCAGTTCATAGTATTCAACGTGCGCCTCGTAGTTGTACTTCGGGACCCCTGGTACTTTCAGAGGGTCTTCCTCGTCCAGGTTGACGACTTGATGGTCGTCTGGAACAGGGACGGAGAAGGGACTCGAAACATCAACACCAAGTCCCCCGTCTTTTGGGGTTCTTTGTGCCTGTTCGATCAGGTCGGCGAAGGAGGGAGGCGCGTCGGTTTTGCCCATGGTTTTATCCTATCGAAGTAGCGGGATTGCGCAATTGCTATTGAGCGGGGGGTACGCCGCCGCCTCCTGCGCCGTTCATTCCTGCGCCTGCCCGGGCGTCCGTAACAGCTTGGTGGTTCATGGCCGTTTGCTCATCTTCCATCCGGGAACGCACGACGGAGTACATGACGTAATCCTCTATCTGGAGGGCGTGGAGCTGGGACCGTCGCGTCCCTGGGTCGAGGCCCATGAGCTGCTGCACCAGTTGGTCAGCCTGCCCGATGACTTGCTGCTGGTCGTACTGCAGTCCTTGCTGTCCCATAGACTGCTGCGCTTGTACCTGGGACGCCAAGGTGTTCTGCAGCTTTTGCACTTCGATCTGCATCTTTTGTTGGGAGCGGATCTCGTCGAGCTGTTCTTGCTCGCGCTTCTGTCGTTCCTCTGCCGGGTCGATGTCGAAGGCCTCGCCGATCGTGGTCTTGGAAATCCACGGCCCCTCGGGGTCCGAGCTGTTGAGCTGGATGAGCAGCGTCTTCTGTTGGACGTCGTCGATGAACTTGAACGGCGCCAGCTCTGTCTCGACGGAAGCCCAGCCAAGCATCTTGGCCATCTTGTCGGTGAGCCACTGAAGCAGGTCGTTGAGGTCGCCAGTCTGGTGGAGGAGCTGGTTCTCGAGAACGCGGAGCTGGATGCCGGAACCCATAGCGCTGAAGCCGCCGTAGATGAATTCCTTGGGGAGGCCAAGGGCCGCGATGATGTTGTCTTCCGCTGCCTGGACTTCGCCGAGGGTCATGAGGGCGCGGGCTTGCCCACCGAGGTGAGTGATCTCCGCGGGGATTGGCGACCACATGATGTGGAGCGGGTCACGGCGCCAGCGCTTGATGTTGGTCTTCATCTCTCCGGCCCAACGGTTGAGGGAGATGCGCTGGACGGGATCTCCGTCGGAGGAGGCCTGCTTAGGCGAGATGATGCGGAACGGGACGACGTAGTCGAGGGCGATGGCCTCGTTGGCTTTACGGAGTACAGCCGCGTAGAAGAAGAGCTTGATGGTCGACGCGAGCGGGGGGAAGCCCCATTGGGCTTCGATGCCTGCGGGGGCGTCCATCTTCATGTGGAAAATTGCGCCCTCGGAGAACTTGAAGATTTTGTCGTCGCGGATCGCTTTCAGGAACTCGACCGGCATCGTGTTGATGAGGTGCTTGTTCCCGTTGGTGATCCGTTCCTTGATCTCCTTTGGGATAGTCCAGTAGTACTCGCTGTGGTCGGTGATCGGGTTGTAGTCGATATCGATCAGCTTTGGAT